GCTTGTTCTTGTGCATCTAATTGTTGAGCTAGTATTGTTCTTCTGATTTCTTGTAACAAACCATAATCATTTATTGACGTATCGTTTTGGGCTGCTTCTTCAAGTACTGGGTCGTCGTATTGAATGACAACGCTGTTAACAATATCGGCTGTTTGTAGTCTTGTTTGTATATCGGCATTAGCCAAGTTTGCGTCTAGTTCAATAAGGTTATCTGAATAGTTAGTTATTCTTCGTTCTGCATCTGCATAACCTATTTCAAAATCGGTAGTATCGTATAAGTACCCTAAGCCTGATTGTTGGGTTTCATCAGTAAGGTTAAAGGCTTGTTCTATTTCAGCTGTTCTAGCTAGTACTTCGTAACGACCTGGGTCAATTGTGTCTATGCCTTGTATGCCGTAACTGTCCCAAGTCTCGGTAGTAAAGTCGTCCCAAGTTTGTGTGTTACTTAAATCTTCCCAAGCAATAAACAAAGTCTCTTGCAAGATACGTTCAATGCGTGCCCCGTCTAATTCCTCTGGATAACTAACAGCACCAGCAGTACGTTTAACAAGTAAACCAAGTGCGCCTATTGCTTGAATTTGTAAAGTGTTAGGTTTACCACCTGCCCCAGCAGCTTCTAATCTGTTGTAAACACCTGAAACTTCACCTGTAAACAATTTAACAAAAGAACCTGCTGAATTAGTAACCTCAATAATTACAACGTCTAATAGTTCAACTACTGGGCTTGCGCCGTCTTTGTTTAATAGTTCTATGTTGCAATAACTTGGTTGTGTTGCTTCAAAGAAATCATTACGACCATAGGTAATTGTGCCACCTGAAAGTATGTCGGCTGTTTGTACAACACCTGCAATAGTAACCCGATAAGTTGGTGTATAAACTGTCATAGATTTATCTAAAGCCGAAGTTGAAAGGTTTTATACCTGTTGTTTTAGTTGCTGTGTTTGTAACTTTGGTTATTGCTCTAGCTGTGGCTTGTGGGTCTACAGCTGTTTTAATGTTGTTGTTAACAATTATTGTGGGCTTCTGTGTGTTAATTCCTACTAAGCCTTGTACTTTGCCTGATAGTGGGGCATCTGGGGCAAATTGTCCTGTCGCACTTGCAAATTGACCTATAAGGGAATTGTCGAATGCTGTTTTGAAATCTCTAAACTTTTGAACAGCTGAGTCAATTCTTGTAAACAATCTATCTAAGCCCTCAGTCATATCTGTTAATAAGTTAATAAATCTAACAAAACCTGATTCTTCACCTGTTGAATCATCAAACGACCCAGCTAATGAACCAAGCCCTGAACCAAGGTCACGTAAAGCTTTTCCTAAATCATAACCTGCTGTTTCGGCATCTTCTGAAACTTCACCAAAAGTTAAAAAGGCTGGAACAACAGATTTCTTTTTACCTGTTAAGCCGTCAATAATTCCTTGTAAAGCAGGTGCAAGAGTATCTGTTGCAAACTTTGCAAAGCGTTCAAGTAAAGGTAAGAGTGCTTGACCTAAACTTTCTTTGGCTTCATCTATTGCAACCTTAAACCTTGCAAGACGTTTTTACAATGTTTTCATCAAGAGGCACGCCAATACGTTTTAATGCGCCCAGGTTGCCGTCATAGGCTTTACCAAGGGCTTCGGTAACTGTTGCTAAATCTTTACCTGTACCTGCAGCAATATCTAATGCAAGTTGTTGTAGTTTTTGTGCTTTGGTAACGTCTTGTGTTGACCTAACAAGTCTGTCAAGGCTTGGGCGTAATTGGTCATCTGCTATACCTGTAGCGCGTGCTGTTTTGTCAATATAATCTTCTGTGGCTTTAACTTGAGCGTCTGTAGCCTTAGTTACGTTCTTAAGTGTTTGTGCTAAAGATATTTGGGCTTTCTCATCTTCAATGGCTGCTTTAACAGCATCTACACCAATTTTAATTGCAGCAGCACCAGCAGCAGCACCAAGAGCTGCAAAAGCCAAAGCACCAGTTTTAAGTGCGCTACCTAATTTACTGCTAAAACTTTTTGTTTCTTTATCGGCTTTATCTAATCCGTCTATGAATTGTTTAGTGTCAGCAAGTAACGCTAATTTAAGTGTCCTAATGTCAGCCATTATAAACCAGCCTTCCAAGCGTCTCTAATTTTTTCATAACCTGCCAACCACTCTCTAGCGATTGTAGGTTGAAATCTTGACATAGCACGATACAACCACCAACCCTCTTTACCACCCTTGCCAGAGCGTCTAGGGAACTGTTTGTATTGCTTTGACCCGAATTCATTACCCATTATCACATACCCAGCACTAAAAGCACTAGAGCCAACTTTACGATTACCACCAATACTAAAACTTGGTGCTTTATCAGATTTAGATATTTTAATCGAGTCAGCAACGGCTTGTGCTTGTTTAACATTATAAGGCGCACTACTAGCTGCACCTTTAGCATAATTAGCACCTCTTTCAGCCAACGAGCTAGCAATCTTTTTCATATCATTCTTAGCAATATCATCCATCTTACTAAAAGCACGAAGTAAACCTCGGTAATCTTTATCAACTTTGACTAATTGAATTGCTTTAGCCATTAGCTTGCTCGTTCAATATGTCTATAGCCGTTGCCCATATTTCGGGTTCGGCATTGAGCCAATAGTCCGGTGTTATCCCAGTTGCTATTGCTAGTTCTACTGCTACTCGCCCGACGCTTCGGGCTTGGTAAAATTTGCTGTCTCAAAATCAGAAGCTGTAATATCGGTGACTTTGCTTTTCCAGGTATCAAAGTTCTCGACTTTTTTTGTAACACGTTGTTGAATCTTGTGAGCCAAAAATAAAAGAAGTGTGTTACTTGGTGTGCTTTCTTCAATAAGTATTTTAACAATTGACTTGCCTGAATATAGTTCTTTTTCTGCAAGTGAAAGTTCGATTGGTCTTGTCCATTCTTCAAACTTCTCACCTGTTTCTAATTCCCATAATAATTTTAGTTTAAGCATTTTGTGTGCCCCTGTTCTTTGTTTGTGGTTGTTACGCTGTTAGGTCTTCTGTTGGGATGCCGACAACTTGTAGAGATACAGAACAAGTTTGTGCGTCTGCACCTGATGCAGAAATTCCTGGGTATTGTGGTAATACTGTACCAGTTAAACTTACACCAGTTGTTAAAGTTAAAACAAAAGCAAGAGCTGTATCTGGTGCTGATTCTGTTGCGTCCCAGAGTGCTTTGTATAAACTTGCAACAGGTGTTGTTTTTCCTGCGTCATTTAGAAATTCAATATCTAAAGTAACGTTGCTGTCAATGTATTTATATGCTTTGCCAGCAAGGGTATCAAAAGTTAATCTTTCTGTATCAAAGTTGATAGCAGAAGATAAAATTTGAGTACTATAATTTACTGTAGCAATAGTTAAAGTTAAACTACGACCAGTTAAAATAGTTGTTGTCATTTCGTACCTTTCTTAGCCTGTGTAGGCTGTTTGTAGTTGTATTTCAGCAGCTAATAAATCTGTACTATTAGTGCTTCTAATTCTTGGGCTACTTACAGACAAGATTATCCAATTTGTCGGTATAAGTCCAAGGATTGTTTCTATATCATCTTCCAAGTTTGTTAGCGCGCTTGGGTTTGAATACGTTGTGCTAACGACTTCTAGTGTTAGACGTACGTACCAATTCTTTGAATTTCCTATAACTATTGGTTCAAGGTATGGGTCACTAGCTAAAATAAGAGCTGCTGGTGGAATAATAATATCTGGTACGTGGTCGTATGCAGAATATTTTGTGTTATCTGTAATTGCTGTTTTAAGACCTGAACGTAGCGTACTTAAAGGCATAATTAACCTACTTGACTATTAGAGTCAATATATTTACTTATTAAACCTGTAACTTTGTACAAAAGGGTTCTACCCATTCTGTAAGGGGCTGGGGTGTAATCAAGGGCTTGTTGTGTGCCACCTGCAGCTAGTCTTGATTGGAATACGTCTACAGCAATTTGTAGCACAGCTTCTTCTATAGCTGCGTTGCCGTTGTATTGTGAAAGGTCATTTGCTGCAGCAATTCCATTAGGTATTGTGTTATTAAAATCTTCGTGAGGTGTAGCAGCAGCTACAGTTATCTTGTAAGTGTATGGGTCTATTATTTCTGTTACGGCTTTATTGCCGTTTATTTTGGCTTCAACGCCTGAATGGGCAACTGATTGTCCTACATAAAATTGGTGTGGTCTAGTTGTGTGAATTATTGCTTTAGTTGCGC